TTTCGGAACTTCCTCCTCAACCGTAACGTATGGTCATCATGGCCGGTGGCATCAGCTCCAAGGTTTAAAGACCCTACGAGTCTGACGCACGTAGCTAATGCGTTGTCGCTACTAACAGAAGCACTTCGTCGTGGGCCCGTAAGGGTCCGCTAACTAAACCATCCGTAAAGGATAGCTCATGCCTGCTATTGGCAACATCGTCATCAATGACGCCGAGGCGACTCCCGTCGCCCATACGTTTGCACCGGTAACGACCGACGGTGCAACTGCGAAACTGGCGAACCGTGCAGCAACTACGCCGAAGGGCTTTGAGGCCCTGAACGTGGAGTTGCGTGCACCGTCCGGCCAGGCCACCGCGTATCGCCTTCTCGTTGGGTTTAACGACCCCGTCGAAGCGACCGTTGATGGATCGCAAGTCGTTGTACGGAACAATTCAGCCGATCTTAGGCTGAATTTCAGTCCGGAATCGACCGCTCAGGAGCGCAAGAACACCCTGAAGCTGATGAGCAACCTTCTCGCCCACGCGACTGTTGTCGCCGTGGCTGAGAACCTCGAGCCGATTTATTAATCGACTCGAGACTACTCTTCTTATGAAGGATAGTCATGCGCATCAAGTTAAGGGACGTCGCATTAGTTGTTGCAACATTAATGACGACGAAGTTCTGCAGTCACTCAGGTACACCTGAAACAGGACCACTACAATGGCCACAATCCGAAAGCGTAAACGCAATCCCAACGTCGAAATCGACTCTTCCGTACTCCCCTGGTTCATCGGGCGTCTGTCTGACGTATCCGGTGTGTCCAGTTCCTGGGACTCCCTCGGAAGAACTGCCTTTGGAGTAGCCCCCGGCGTCCCTTTTATAGCGGACCCCGATCAGGCATCTTCATGGCAGTTCGCCAAGGAGTATCTTAGGGAGCAGATTCTATCTAAGTACGATGATGGGAAACCATCGCCCGAAAAGGTAGAAACTACGTGGCGGCGTTTCCACGCCGCGGAAGAGCTCTGCGCTAGGGCTAATATGCGCCTAGGTCACCCACCTGCTCTGTCTTTCACAACAGAGATAGGCGTCTGGTCTGTTATTGAAACAGCCAGGCGTAAAATTGAGTGGCTCTTAGGTCCATATGATTCCCAAAGCGTTCGAGCGCGGAGATCGTTCACCTCCGGGGCTTCTGTGAAGAAGCCTAAGAGAGAGGGCCATCCTGCGCATAAATACTCTGGTCCACCAGAGACGACGGTCAGTAACTTAGAGGATTCGCTGTCAGAGATTAGTAATACCCGTCTCTGGCGCGACCTTGCTGAGGATTCAGGCGTTTGGCTTGAACCCATAGGCAATAAGTTACAGTGTGTTCCCAAGAACTATAAGACTGACAGGACTATCGCCATCGAACCTTCGATGAACATGTATGTTCAGAAAGGGATCGGGACGGTAATCCGTAGTCGTCTTAAGAGAGTAGGGATAGATCTCGATA